TAAAAAGGGTTACTGCTTGAGGGGATAGTTAATGCAATTGCAGTATTAGCTAAAATCCAAGTGTCTTTTGTAGAAGAACTGGAAAAGGAGTTACTTACATCAGCCGATCTAAGTGTAGCTTTTGCATAATTAAGGCTTGGCGTACCATTCTTGGAAAACGCCCGAATAACATAAGTTCCGCGCCTTGTTCCAACAGTAGCAGAAGATGCTGGCCTTGGTACACTTTCTGCCCAAGGAACTGTTTTATCCATCTTAACTAAGTTTGTTGACTTACCTGTTCCAGAGCCAACACCAGTTGCATGAAATTCTACTCCAACAGTATTTGCAGATGCACCTATGGCAGTGAAGTCTGTAGTACCCACAGTGGAAATAACGTAATGCAATCCAGCCACAAAGCTGCCCGCACTGATTTCTTCACCATCGACGATATGGGTGTGCCTGATTTCATAATGCGATAGGGCTGAGCTTTCGACAGGCTTCCAATTTAGCTTTAGGCTTTGAATGTCTACATTCTCAATGTTTAATTCTTCTGGTGATCCAATGTCACTATCGGAACGAGGAACTTGAACATTCGCAACCGTTACATAAGAACCATTAAATCCTAAACTGTTTAGCGCCCTTGCTCTGATAGAATATGTGCCAGACGGGAAATCCTTGAAGCGTATATTCTCAGGCGTTCCCTTATAAAGCGTTTCAAAGTCAGTATTGATGCTTACATTACCAAACAAGTATCTGCTGAATGTAGCTGGATTATTTATAATGTAATTATGCAGCGTATCTTCAATATAAGTGTCATATGATGTTGATGTTCGCTTATAGTAATCTTCATAAGCAACGCCATCAGCCACACCAACAGATCCATTGTTAGTAATATCGCCTAGCTTTCTTCCGCTTATAACGGTGTCAACAAACAAACTTAGACCACCAGAAATGTCTTGTATAAGACGCTCACGGTTAATCAAATCAGTAAAGTCAGATCGACTAACTTGCACTTCAATGTTCTGAATGGCTTGCAAGTTGTTTGATGCGATATTTACAACCAAATCTTTTTGCAGTCGTTCATTGAATGATGAGGTTTCTATATCAATAGTCATGCCAAAATTAGGCACAGCATTGAACAATGGCAGGGTTGTATTATTGGCTAATAGTGCTTCTTCTTCTGCCGCCCAAGAGAATGCCGACTGACTTGTTTCTTGTAGCGTCATGGAAATACGCATATCACCAACATCAGAGTTGGGGCTTAATGACCAAGAGGTAACTTCAAATTCTTTATTTGCAAAGCCATACCTATCAATGGTCAGCCTAACTATATCACCAACTTCTATTTCAAATGCTGACATTCCAAATTGTGCCGATAAGGAAATTTGCTCACGACCTCTAAATAGCGTCTGCTTAGCTAATCTTTGAGCCATTGATGGTGACGTAGTGAATGGTAGGTTGAGATCCAATACGTTTTCAACGCCGCCATCCTCAAATAAGAATGTGCCAGTGCTTTTGATCTTTGGATAATCTACAGAAATCCAATCTTGTGCGGCATCTACAAATGTACCTTGAACCGAATTAAAATTATCACGAGATGAGTTTCTTGTTTTAACAGCTATTTCGCTACGCAAGTCGTCTAATGTAAAATCTTTAACAGGTGTAGTATATGCACCAGCTTTAAGTTTCCATTTGCCGCTGCCCCAGAATATTGTTCCATTACATGAGGTCAGCATTCTTCCAACATTATCGGCTGGTGTATTCTCAGCAGATAAAACGCCGTGACATTCATATCGTTTTTCAGTGCCACCAGCGGCTAAAGTAACATCCTCATCGCAAATATTTGCAGCAGCTTGCAGCATAGTGTTGTCTATACGGCTATAATCACTATCGCCTAATCCATAATCAGCACGAAGATAGTCGGCGATACACAAAGCTGAGTTAGCGCTGTAAGTCCATGTGCTGCTGTCTGTTGCACTTTGACCGCCCTGCCTTGGATCATATACCTTTTTACCCTGCAAAACCGCTGTAAAAACAGGAATACCGCTTGCAAACACATCTTGGTCATATTCCAACCGAACATAAAGATAAGCTATTCCTGACCCTATACCAGCATCACTAGGCCAGTATTCATTTACCGTTGTTTGGTTGCCTGTATATTTGACTATCTTTATCTTTGAGTTCCAAGGCGCATCTGTAACTAAATTATTAGAAATATTAACTATTTTGTCATTTACATATATATCGCCTATTTCATCGACTTCATGGCCCGCAAGAGCAATTATCATATGTAAATATTTATTATTTGAACCTTCAGTTTCAAGGTTTACAATAACACCTCCCTTACGAACCTTGCCGTAAACATATTGTTGTGATCCTGTTGGTGTCCTAGAATTTATCAAGCGCCCTTGTGATTGCTCAATAGAGAAATCATATTTTCCCTCTAAAGCACTCAATGCTGAATAAGTTATAGCTGTTGTTGCAGCATAATAAACGACCTCAAAGATAAAAGTTCCAACAGGGCCAAGAGTGTAGCCTAATGCCGCTTGAACTCCTTTTTTGACAAGCTCCTTAAATGGCTCTCTAGGCACATTCTCCCAAGAATTATAACTTTTTAGGGTAATATCACCAAGGCGGTATCTGCTCATCTTATATACGCCTCTCTTGCCGCTTCTACATTGCTATAAACTAAGCCAAGGGCTGATAAAAATACGCACTTAGTGCCAAGCGAAATGCCAAACGACCGACCAGTTAAAAACCGCCGTGGAACAGAAATAGCAACCAAAGCACCTCTTGGCGGTATATAGTCAATCTTAGTAAGCTTTGTGGTTATTCCCTCTTCTAGCGTGTCAAAGCCAAACTCTTCTTTTAGCTGCGTATTGGTAACTAGATTATCACCGTTCATATAGCGGCCCAACCAATCATCACACCAACCTTCACCATACATCTTATGGAATGCAGTATTGGTAAACGTCAGACAATCGTGCTGACCCCACACAAATGGCTCATCTCTAATTTCATCAAGATATTGGTTTAAGGCTTCTAAGTTCACAATGCACGACCCCATACAATAGATTGGTCTTGCAATGTCGCTACTGTATCAAAAAAGGTGTCGTTTGGATAACGGGATTTATGATTTTCTGAGGTGTACCTACGAAGATTAGCACGATCTAACTTTATTAAACGGCTAGTGACCTGAAGCTGAATAGTGCTTGTCTGACTGCTATCAGAAATATCCATCGTATCCATTTCGCCACTGAATACTTCAGCAGTTGCATAATAAAGATCACTCGCATCAATATCAGTAGGTGTATCGTTCCATTCAGATGTATCTATCCAAACGCCAGTGTCATCCCAAACACCAAACTGTAAAATCCAATCTGTAGAGGCAATGCCAAAGTAAATCTTACACTCACGGCGCTGATAAGGCTCTTGGAGAGCCATAGACAGTATTTCAGATGGCATTCCGCTCAAGGTGATTGTTGCGCTCTGTGCGCTAAGATCATTCGCTTCAGTTAAGCCTTCAATATTCATCAACTGACCAGTGCCAGTGTAAACCTTAGAAACTGTGCCTGTGCCTGTTCCTAAATCAGTGGCATAGAATACTTCACCAGCGGTATTTGACGCAGCACCTATAAGTGTGAAATTGGTATCACCAACAGATGTGATAATATATTCATCACCTACAGCCACAAGGTTTGCTCCAATGGGTGATCCTAATGCACGGCTTCCGTAACCTGTCCAAAACCTTAACGTACTGTTGTCTAAAAAAATCTCTACAGCGTTAAATATCTCAACCCTATCGGCCTGTAACGCTGATATGATTTCTGCATTATCTCTTGACATTATACTGCTTCCATTGCCGCAAATGTGATGCCGTAAAGTGCCGCTTCATTTGCAGAAAATGCTTGCTCGTTAGATGATAATCTAAACAAGCCCTTTGCGCTTGAAGTAACCACTGCTGAGTTATTGGCTGGCGCTGTTCTAACGCTAGGCCATATTTCTAATGTGGTTTCACCACTGCTGTTACTATTCACATCCTCTAAGACCTTATGCAAAGAGGAAGATGAGCCAGTACCAAATTGCACATAATCACCAGCCTTAAGCCAGCCCGTCTGACTTGCTGTGCAGTTATCTATATTGATAAGATTACCTGTCTGTGCTGCTCCATTAACCAAAGGTGAACCGCCCGCCGATCCTCGCGGAGTGCATCCAAGCGGATCATTTAAAAGAAACGTGCCAAATTGACCGCGCAACGAAATTAAAAAAGCAATCCATTGTTCTGCATTTGATCTGCGCATTGGCGGCAAAGTTATGTCGGCTTGCCACATCTGCCCAGAATAGGCGTGTGCCTGCCCCGAAAAGGTAAAAGGTGATCTGCTATAAGCAACAGCATTTACAGCTCTAAATTCAACACTCCTAACCCCAGTATGTGTTGGCAAAGATAAAGGGTAAATTATAGCCATTATGCAAACGCCCTTCCATATGAACCGCCGCGCCGCTTAGCATCTACAACAGCAGCTTTAGCGCTGTCAGCGATTTGCGGCATGAGCTGCTTAATTTCAGCCCGCACTGTTTGCTGCACGCCGGTCGTGACGTTAATTGTTTGATTAACGACTACATCACCGCCGCCACCAGATAACGCGCTTCTGCTTTGCGCTGGGCTAAGTATGCGACCATTCTGCGAAGGCACAAAAAGCTCGCGCCCGCTTTCGCCAACAGTATAAGGCGTGCCAGATTGAACTGCACG